AAAGAAAAAACAAGAGCGCCTAGGCGCTCTTTCTTTTTGCCATCAGGTCAATCTAATCGTGACACTGGTACGGGGGCGGCAGGGCGCATAGGCTGTTAGCCTCGATCCCCGACCCCGAACCCCGAATCCTATCCCACAAATCCCCGAACCCCGAACCCCGAAACTCCGCTTCAGCGGCCAGCCCCGAAGTCGCTATGTCCAAGGCTCTTGCACCCCGAAACAAAATTAGGTCGCCCGAAGAGAGGTGCTTAACTAGGATGAATGACAAGCCGCCCGAACGCGAATACGCGGTATTCCACGCAATTTGCTGTGGGGACATTCTGACAGTATTGTTTTTTGTTGTTTTTAGTTCTAACCAGAACACAAGCCCTGACCATGCTACATGTACGTCAGGCACGCCGCCGCCATGGCGATTTTCAATTCGGGTTGTGTGACAGTTATTCGGCAGGTTCCTGCGAATGGTGTTCCAGAAGTTCGCTTCCGGTGTCGGCATCAGTCACCTCGATATACTCACCTTCAATGAACGCTTGCGGGTACTCGCGCCGGAGTTGATTCAAACGAGAGGTGATTTCTTCACGCGACAGATCGTCTAACTGATGAATGTTTTCTCGCCTATCTACGGTCAAGCCACCAAGTGCGGATCGTATCTTTTCGGCGTTGATTGCGGCTGAAAATTGTCCGGCTTCCTCCGCACCGGCAGACAGATCATACAATCGTTTGAGCTGACCCATCACGGTCACGCCATATCGACGCTCTCGTTCTTCACGCAGTTCTTGAATGTAATCCAAAAGGTGGGGAAATTTCTTGCCTGCCAAAAGGTGACCGGCAATGGACGCTGCGGATTTTGAAGCATAACCGGCTTTGCGTGCACATTCGGCGTTGGAATAAATGCCCTCAACATAGTGACGGGCAAACTCCTTCTGCCGTTGCGTTAGCTTCTGGCCGGATTCAACTTCAATGTCATCTGAAAGAATGTCTGTCTTCTTGTTACACATGTCACACTAGTATCCCATAAAAAGGCTGTTTTGAAGCGTTTTTCAAAAGTGCCATTTTCCCTGGATTCGGAGATGTTGTCCTATGATGTCTCCAAAGTGTGACAAGTGTGCCAAAAATGCTTAGAAGTGTGCCAAGCACAAACCCTTGCTCCGCCTGGGATTGAGAGATTCTTGTCACACTTGTCACACTTGTCACACCACATTTGAAACTTTTTCAAAAACTTTTTTCCAGCAAAATTAGTGTAACAAATGAGACAAACGAGACACCTCATTCATGTTGTTGCATGTAGTCTTGAAAACAGGTATAAACAACTTATATACAAGTTTATATCGGTCTAGGAGGACGGTATGGAATTTCATCACAGCATCGAGGTTCGTGGTTCACGGGTCGAATACGTTGTCTACTGTGACTGGTGTGCCGGTCATGGTTTTGAGTCTAATGTTTATGGTGACGTTGTCGATTGCGACAAGTGCCAAGGCACATGCGTCAAGTTTCGTCATGTAAAGGAGGATGATGATGTTTTGGTTTCAGCGTGAAGAATACAAGGATTTCCATGCGGCATTGCTAGCGGAGATCAGTTCCCTTCCAGCGTCAAAGATGGCTGGAATCAAGTGGGAGAACAGCTCCTACAGCAACGATGCATGTGGTTCGATTATGTACGCCCACGATAATGATCATGAGACCTATGTTCAGTTGTTTGCCTTTGAAACGAAGGCGGATGCGATCTTGGAGTTGGGTGAGGAATATGGCACTCAATATTCGATCACGGTGTCGGTTAACGGTGTGATTAATTACACCTGTTGGGACGGTGATGATCGTGAGGAGGCGATGGTTCAAGCGATCATTGCCGCTGAAAACATGATGTCAATGGATGCGGACAAGGGAGACCCAATCCGGTCGGCGGCTTATGAGTTAACCAAGATGCCCATCACATCAGAGGATGAGGGTCGGGCATTTATCTTTGCGATGGCGAAGGCGGGTCTGATGTTTCATTTCGATGATGACGCTGAAGATTGTCTGCGTGAGCACAATTTGCCCCCATCACATGTGGACCGCATTCAGTCACAAGTGAACAAGCTCTTTGAAGTTTGCAAAGACCCATTCGATCACGCCATCGATGCTTTTCATGCCGCTGATCCAGATGGTGAGAAGGACATCAACGAAATGATCAATCACGGGAGCGATCAATGAGACACGAATTTTTTTCTGACCTTGAGGCAGAATTGAATAGGCGCACCACTCAAATTGAAAAGGAGTGGGTGTACCACGCCAACTGGCTCAACGCGATTGAGGGCATCGCTTATGATTTTGGCATGGATCAAGATTTTCCGACCTTTGTGAGATTGCTTTATTCACAGCAAAAATTTCAGGTGGTGGTGAGTGTCAACGGTGAGCGGGACATTGTCTATGAAGGCGATGATCGCAACACCGCCATCGCTTTTGCTATAGCCAAGGCCGTCCAAGTTGAGAACGAATGGATTCCCAACGATGTGGAATGTGGCTTTGAGCATGAGGGTCTGTGGATCACTGACCGCACCAAGTCGCCTTGTGGTCGGTTTGATCTGACCGCAGAAGAATCCGACAAACTGTATGGTAAGGAGACCAATAATGGATAAGGCAAATTTCGATTTGTCCCAGTTCTATGGGAGCGATGTGCAGTATCGTTATAAACTGCCGATGACGCCGGAGTTGCGTATGAGCGAAGGCGTGGAGTATTTCGCGAAGGAGGCCGGTGCCTTCTGGTTCTTGGATATCGTCGCGACTGAAATCTTGCCGATGTCGAAGAAGAAGGACGAGTATTTCGTCGCTATTGCTTTGGCCGTGACCAAGAGGCAAGGGGCGTTGATCGTGGCTACCGATGGTAACGATAACGATCTGTATACGAAGGCGATTGAGTATACCGACCTGCCGCCGAACCCTAATGGTAAGGGAGCGGCGAAGCCGTATTGGTTCTGGCTGATTGACGGCGTCTTGATCTTGCCTAGCGAGTATTGAGATGGCGCAGGTAATCGAATTGAACCGCGAATTTATCAAAGGCGTGCACGCTGCAAAAATGGAAGTGGCCGCAGGAGATATATTCGACCTAGATGATGCCTTGTATATGTTCCGCATTGACCCCGCCGACAGTGAATTTCAGCGGGGTTATCATGCGGGACTGTTGCAGGTTTATAGACAGCAAAAGGCATCTAAGCATGGATGAGGTGCTAGTCACCGCCTACGATCTGAAACATCAGGTGGAATGTCTGCCTGATGTTTACCGTCATGACAGCAAGGTCGATGGCTATGAATCAGAGCTGACCTTGCTGGAGCGTGTGCAACTTTTAGTCAAGCTGTTGGAGGACAGAAACAATGCGTGACATTTCACATCATTATAAGGACGGGCGCCCAAGGCATGGGAGTCCCGAAGATCGAGGTTCAGCCGATCGGTATTATGGTCGGAGTCCTATCCCACACTGGTTCCCGCAAGGCACGAATAAGGGTGAGAAGATCACCGAAGATCGGATGTCCGATTCCGAAATCGCGGCCTACCATTGCGGGTACTGGAAAGAGACAGACCGTAAGGATTGGGGCTATGAGCCACAAAGCATGGATCAGCTGCAACTTGAGGAGCAGGAAGATGGATAAGCTGATTGCAATAGGTCTGACCGTTGAGCAGTGGAATGTTTTGGAGGTGGCTCTGGACCGTTTCATTGAAGATCAGGCCGGAGATGATTCGGAGGAGGCGCGCGAATATTATGGGCGTGCCGTTGTTGCTAAAGTTTTGATGCAGAATGTTTTGAGAACCTAGAGGAGGTGAAATAATGGGATTGGATATGTATCTGACGGGCGACAGATATCGCCCGACTGGATTTTTGAACAGGTTGACACGGCAGTATGAACCCGTCGAACCGACCTATGTGGACGGGTTCCCGTTGAAGAGTGAGCGTTTGGAACTTGGCTATTGGCGGAAGAATGCGCCGCTTCATAATCTGATGGTGGCGATGTTCGCCGAAGGTAAAGACGATTGTCGGCCTATCGAATTGACTGCGGAGCAATTGCGTGAGGTCGCGCATTGTCTGCGAACCGGCCAGTTGCCAAAGGATGAGGAGTGCCACGGGTTCTTTTTCGGGAACGAAGAATGGTGGGCCGAATGCCGTGAGAATGCGGAGGAGGATGCGAAGATATTCGATGGCGCTGCGGATTGGGTGGAGTCCGGCGATGAGCAGTTCTGGAATAGCGTGGAATATCAGGCGTCATGGTAAAAACTATCGAAGAAGAGATAGAAGAAAACTGTGAGTGTGGTCTTACAGAGGAGGGATTGTGGGATGAATCTCTGTTTGACGAGTGGGGTTGTGACTGTGAAAGGAAGGAGATGAAAGATGGGTAGAGTAAAAGATTGGGTAATCGGTATGGAAGAGGATGCGTCTTGGATGAGCCGCGACTCGTGGGCCGCGAAGCATGGCGCGTCTAACTTGACCGTGTATGATGAGGCCCAGGACGCGATGGCGGGGAATGAGAAATACGAACCGGAACCGGATTTTGAGGAATCGGATCAGTCGTGATCTGGGGCGTATCCAAATGCACTAAGTGCAACAAAAAAGCAGATGCACGGGAGGGCGATGTCTTCCTGTGCACTGATCATTGGTTTGAGCTGTATGGAAACAGGAGTCTTTATTATGGACAAGTCTTGGATCATGGACATGGAAGAGGACGCCATCGACATGAGCGTAGAGGCGTGGTGCAAGAAATACGGCGAAAGCCTGATCGAGGTTTATCATGAAGCACGGCGCAAGTATGCCGATTTAGTGGAGGACGATAATGAGTGAAACAACAGTTGAAAAGATAGAAAAAGGCGACAACACAAGTTGGACATTAAGTTTTTTGTCGTCAGTAGCAGGACAGGTTGACGCTGCGGCTGAGTCTGAAGACATAAAACTATTTTCATGGGGCACGGTGGGTAACCATTATTGGTTGCATTACACCGTGGACAACAACGGCAAACAGGCCGTGCGGCTGATGTCATTCACCGCGCCGGAGCCAGCATTCTATTCGATCATTGGCTACTGCAAGTATCATAAGATTCAGATTGAGATCGATGAATCACTACCGGAAATTGAGTGCACCGAAACGACTCATTAGGGTGTGACTCGGACTGCGCTCGGTACACAAAATCTCTTCACCAAACACCTACTAACTCGAAAGAGTGGTTCGCAATTGGGTTGAAGAAAAAAAACAGTCCAAGTCACATCTATTTTTAAGTCAACGACTTTCCCTCGTCAAGATAGCTGAAAGGAACTGACATGGTGGTTAAGGCAATGGCCTTGGTGTGCACGGTGTTCGCAGGCGGCGAGAGCAAATGCGAGACTGAATTTTATCACCGAACATTCGACAACGTGCAGGCTTGTACGGCGCAGCTGACTCAGTGGCGGTTTTATGAATTGCCTCAGAACAAGAAAATTGTTCTAGATGACTGCGTAATAACAAGCTATAAGCATGAGGAATGATAATAAAATCTCAAGTGTCACAATTATTTTGTGAAGAAAGGTAAAGCTAATGACAGCAAAGCGCGGAAGACCTCCGGTTGATAAGAAGGCGGCGTTTCGCAATGTGGCAGTTCCAATGGAAATCTATGAGATGATCCGCGAGCTGTCCAAGTCTGAAGACCGGACAATCGCAAGGCAACTGGCTGTCTTGATCAAGGATGCATACCAACAGACAAGGGAGAAGTCTGCATGATGAAGACCTTTTTGAAAACATTCTTTCCGATGTTCTACACCGAGTCCGAACCGGAGCGCGCGCGAGATGATCGAGGGCGGCTGGTTGGCGACGACAAAAGCACGCCTACGGTCAATGAAGCGTGGGTCGGGGGCCAAGCACCGGCACCCAAGAAAGCGGCCCCGAAAAGACCCGCCCCGAAAAAGCGGGGCAGGCCGAAAGGTAGCAAGAACAAACCAACGAAGTATCCTAAGATGAAAAAATATAAGTAGGAATCGGGCGGCGTGAGCCGCCCTTTTTCATGCCTCCCACCGGAAAGAAAACTGCACAAGTTTTTGGGTGCGTGATCCACGACACAAACTCTGGTAACCTCGGCTGTCATCCCGTGCACTCGCCGTCGTCCGCTTGGCAGAAGTAGCCCGTCTCGTTAAACACCCAATCCTCCTGCCGTTGAGCAAAGTCCACAAAGGTTTTCAGATTCCGATTGTTGCGGAACGTACCTTTGGTCATTTGTTCCATCTC